GGAATTATCTCAAGAACTGATACCACAGCACATAGTCAAGGTACTGTGAGGACGAAGAGAGGATTAGGAAGAAACATGAAGAACAACACCAGTGATTATGATTTCACTCGTTCTCCTGCACTTGCTGCTATACTAGAGTATGGTAATCCCGGTGATGAGTACAAGAAGGTGAGGAATATTACTCGTGGGCTTGATAGGCAGGGTTTCGCAGAGGGTAACCCTTTCTCTCGTATAGGTACTATGCAGACAGGGGATGTGGGTATCCGGGATAGTGCTGGATTATCTCACATGTTTGCCACTGCTTTAGGACGCATCAATCCAATTAACAAACCCTCTCCGAAGAGAGTCTTTTCGTACAAAGATATGCTTGCTAGAAGAGATATTCACAGTTCTCAAGGAGAAGATGGACCAGAGGAGTTCATTCGTCATCTTCCCACATCTGTGAAATCGACATGGAAGGAGATAAGGGAACCTGTGATTGATGATGAAACTGGAAAGCAGGCTAAGAATGAATCTGGGAAAAAACAATGGAGATATCTCTCTAGTGAGCCAACTGGTTTCCATGAAGAGTTGGTCTTCATGCAAGATGAACTTGATAACTTACTGGAAAACAGGGATAAGTTCTCCAGTGATACTGAAACAATGGAGAAGTTCAATACCAATGTGATGAAACTAAGGGAACGAATCCAAAGGTTACAATCTGAAGATACCGAGCGAGCCCTTCCAGAGAATCAGCCTCTAGGTGGATGGGAGGGTAAAGGAATCAGAGAAGATATCGACGCTATGAAGAATGGAGATTCATTAGCCACTCAAAGATATGCGAAGGAAGTGCTTTTGCCATTGATTCTGAAAGAGAACCCTAATGCATTCAATACAGATAATCCGAATCAGGCTATGCATAATGCGATGAGACTTATGCACGATGCTTCTAGAGGATTATTCCATGATGGTGACCACAAAATAAGCACTATGGGCCATCATGTGGGTGAGACTGAAGTAGAAACCGCACCGGGTGGGCCTCACATGCTCATGGCATCAGCACTGAATGCCAAGAAAGAGGGAAAAAATCTGTTTGGCATGGAAATTGGACCTGAGACGAAAATTGAGAAAATCATCCAAGGATTGGGTCTTCCTGATGATGAGGCACATAGAGAGCATGCGAGAAGATTCAAAGCATCAATTGGCGGAACTAGAGTACAAGCCATCTCAGTAGGTCAGTTGGCATCTTCTGGATTTGAATGGAATAATAGAGACTCTGACATGTTCAGTGGTCTTTCAGGTATCTCGTCTATGAGTAACCATCTGGATGAAAGACTCATCAATGAAAAGAAGAATTGGCCATCAAGAAGAGACAAAGTGAGAAACAGACCTAATCCTGAACATGCTCAGGCGGTGAGGGAGCATTTCAGTAAGGGGGCATACTCAGGACTGAGGTGGCTTCACATGAATCTTAGTGGAATGAAGGACCCTGAAGTGATGCAATCCTATGGATTAACCCATCATCCTGCTCCACAGACCAAGAGGAAAAATCCTTCTGAAGCCAGAATTAAGGGCCAATCAGTCCTTCATACCAGTGATAAACCTACAGAGATACTCAATCAGCATAATCGTTTCAAAGACATGGGTAGTGGTATTGTGAGTTTTGATGAGCAAGCCCTACCAGAGGAAGGGTTACCAACTAGTAGCAAAGTAATCACGAAGCCTACGATAGACTTCGGAACTGCTCGTATTAGGCCACTTGATGAGATGGATGGACTTGTGCCGCATGACCACTATGCATCTGGAACTATGGATTGGGGGGCAGAAGTAGCCCCTAATATCGGAGTGGAATATGTTGATGGAAAGCCTGTTGTTGGAACTAAGTTCACAGATACTCAGTACTTGAACACCCCTCAGAGGCCCGTGTTAGAGGGTGTTTTCGGCTCAGATTGGACCGAAAGTGTTCTTGGTGGGTATGACACAACATTGGATAAGGACCCAAACATTCCACAAATGACTCCCGGACCCTCTGGTTTTCTCCCATCTGAGGAAATCACAGATGTAGCAAAGGGTGAGTTACCGAAGAAAGTGCCTCTCATCGAGCCTCTGCATCGTGTTTTCGACCTTGATGATGTTAAGGAATTGAGAGGATTCACAGGGGAATGGGTTGTTTCCGTTTACAGAGAGGGGAAAAGATGTAAGGCAGTCAAGAAAGGGAATCGAGTCAGGCTTCTTGATGACGATAATGTATTGCTTTCTACTGATGATAGCATTAGGTCGGCCCTGAAATCAATCTGCAAGAAGGATTTTGTGATTGATGGGGTATTAGATGAGGATGAGTTCTTCATCAATGATGTCTTACTCTATGATGATACGGATGTAACAGACCTCACTACACGCGAGCGCATTAAGATATTACGAGGGCAATTTGATAGTTACGACCCAGTTTTCGTGCCTAGCCCATCGGATATCAGGATAACAGATGAAGTGGGTTTAGAGGGTGCAGTTAAGGAATTGTCCAAGGAATCAGACAAGATACTTCTCAGAGATGCTAAGTCCACATACATGAAGGGAGAAGAAAGGCATCCAAAATGGGTTCTTCTCGCTAAGAGTGATGTGTCTTACCATATTCCATTTTCCATGGAAATGGATGGTGGGTATTTCATTATCCATCTTCCTGAAGACTTGGTCAAGTATGAAATCGTTGAAGAGAAGGCTGTAAACCCTGTTGCTGCTATCGGCCAAATCACTGATTCAGATTACTCCTTGCGACTTGCTGAGAGTCTAGAACCATATTGGGAAGTAGGGTTTTCTCAGTTATTGAAGGAGGATGGGGATGTTGCAGGCACAGATATTGAGCCTGAAATAGATGAAGAAAGGATAGAGGAAGAGAGTGGGGGTATCCTCAAACCCAAGAAGGACAAGAATCTAATCATGAAACCAAAGGACTTCTTCAAGGCTCTTTTGCTCATAGAGCAAGCATTGGATAAGATGGAGAAGGGGGTTAGTAACCTCTCTGGTAGAGGATTAGGAATTGATGTAGGTGGAGGGGTCGAAAGTCCACGCGGTCCCACGAAATTGGATTCAGAGCAGGCTTTGCCTGATTGGGATATGAAGAAGCGCCCTACTGAGGATTCGGAGAAGCCTGAGGATTATCCGGGAAGGAAGAAGAAAAGGCGGCATACAGGCTCGCAGTCTAACGATTCAGAAGAGAAAATAGCCGAGATTTAGCCTCGTAGCATTGAAGTAGTAAAGCAGAGGGTGCGATAGTCAGTGTGCTCAGTAGTGAACAACTCTTCAAGTACGGCGACGAGCCAATCAGCATCCTCAAGGGTGCCAATGACCTCGTTGTCGCTGGTTACGCCAGTGTGGAAGTTGTAGACAAGCAGGGCGATGTAATAACAAAGGAGGCATTGAAGGACGCATTCAGTAAGTTCATGGAAAACCCATCTTACAGAAATGTCCAACTAGCGCACTCCAATATACAGATAGGCGATGTGGTACCGAATTACACTGATAGCGAAGGGAGGTTGTGGAAAAGCGAAGTCGATGATGTCGGGATGTTTGTAGTAGTACAACTCCGTAACGACATCGAGAAAGCCAAAGAAGTCTCAGCAGAGATACGAAAAGGCGCTCTCAGAGGATTCAGCATCGGTGGACAGGCTTTCAAGAGGGTTAGAAAATCAGACCCGAAGAGAGGCGACTACCAAGAGATTAGCAGGCTGGAACTACACGAAATAACGATTTGTGAAAAAGGCATCAACCCAGAAGCAACATTCAGTATACTGAAAGAAGACACGGAAGTGACGAAAATGACAGCAGAAAACGATGAAAATGATATGACGAAGCAGATGAGCGATGTATTGTCACGCTTGGAAACGCGTTTGGACGACATGGAGAAGGGTGAGAAGCCTGCTTTCCTTGAAGGTAAGGACGATGACAAGAAGGACGATAAGAAGAAAGAGGCAGATGCAGAGACTACTGAGGTCACGAAGACCGAAGAGTATGCTGACATCATTACCTCTGACTACCTCAACTGGATGGAGGACACATTGAAGAGCGGAGGAGTCGATACATCGGCTGCTCGTGCGCACTTTGATGACTTGGAGAAGGCAAACCTCGGCTCTACGCCTGAGGAATTGTCAGCCAATGACCTTCAACGCACTGGACAGGTAAAGGGACGAGCACAGGAGAGTGGTAAGCCCTCTACTGGTGCAATAGGCAAGACCACTGGTAGTGGCAAGGTCGAGAAGTCCGACTTCATCGACCCTCGAAATCTGAGTGATTCGGATGTTGAGGCCGCATACGAAGTCTACAAGGCAGCCGCTCTAGAAGAGGAGTTCCGTGGTTCACTTGAGAAGCAATTCTCAGAGCGCTACTCACAGGAGCGCAACGCAGAAGTTACTCACTACGAGGCACAGCAGTTCGATGCTCGCCAGCCTCTGGCTGACATAACCAAGTCAATCGAGGCACTTAGTGAGAGAATCGACAACATCGGTAAGCCCGCAGAAGAGGGAGAAGACTTCCAGAAGTCTGAGGATAGCGAGCCTGAGGTTGTAGTACCGTCAACGGAGGATTTGGCAAAGATGTCATGGGATGAGGTTCATAACTTGGCTTCCAAGGCTTTCGAGTGAGAGTGAGAGGATTCACAGAATAAGGAGATGATGAAAAATGGCACGAAATTATGTACGAACAATAACTGACATGGAGCGCTACTACTATGGCGCTGGAAATGCAATGGGGTACTCATACACCGGAAGCGAACTGCTGAAGGCCGATTCCCCAATGCTATCGACGACTGGTGGTACTTACCAAGCGATTTACGGACGCAAAGTCTGGTCGCAGTTGAACCAAGAGTTCAACGCCTTCAGCATACTGCCCAAGAAGCCTTGGGACAGGAGCGGATGGCGCGTAATCACTGACAGGCCCAATGCGGGTGTATTGCATGGTGGTGTTGCTGAGAATGCAACCCTACCTGAGACGGTCAAGCCGACCTTCCAGCATGTTGCTGCGAAGCCGAAGACCATCGCACACACCTTTGACATGTCCGAGACAGCGATTTTCCTCGCTGACAAGGACGATGGCCTCGGAGACATCCGCTCGGTCATGAAAGAAGAGATGGGTAAGCATCACGCTGAAATGGTGAACAAGATGCTTTGTACCGATGTCACTACGCCTGCTGCTAACAACTTCGAGTCCTTGGACCGAGTTACCGCTGGATATGCAGCCGGTGCAGCATCCAAGACTGGACTAAGCACAGACGGTGACTCAATCGACAGCAATGCTGACCTTGATATCTACAGCATAGACAGGAGTGCTAACACTTGGTCTAACGCTGAGATGAGCGTCAACGCAGTCGGTGGTACTAACACTGACCGAACACTATCCCTAGACATACTGGACGAGATGTTCCAGAAACTATGGGTGCGTGGTGGTAACCCCAAGGTTATCCTAACCGGATATGACACTTTGATGAGGATTCAGCAGTTGCTGCAGTCCCAGCAGAGGTTCATGGAGGAGAAGAGAGTCACCCCTACCTACAACGGTGTGAAGGGTGTACCCGGTATCGAGGCCGGATTCATCGTGGCAACCTACAATGGTGTCCCGATTATCCCGACCAAGAACATGCTGGATGATGGAAACCTCAGCAGGATGTACTACCTAGACACTGACTATCTGTACTTCAGTACAGCGATACCGACTCAGTACTTCGAGTCTGGAATCGAGACTGGT